GACTCTGGTCGAAAGTGAAATAATAATGGCCGCCCTCGACCTCAAGATCCTCCAGCAGCTCGGAGAGGCGGTCGTGGTTGATCTCCCGCTCGACGGTGGAGGTGTCCGCGCAGGTACCCAGTACCCAAGGCTTCAGGCCGCCGATCAGCTGGGTCTGCTGGTCGAGGAGGGCTGTCAGGTACTGGGTCATCGTGCCGGAGAAGGTCGTCTGGGCCCGCCAGACGGAGTCGGCGAGGATGTCGATGCCGTGGAGCAGCGTCACGTCGACCTGTTTTGTATAATTCTGCGCGACGTTGGAGACGCGGAAGACGCCCGCGGAGCCGCGGGCGGTGTAGAGCTCCACCCAGTCATGGACCGATACGGTCGGCGCGTCCTCCGGCAGCGTGAGCGTCGCCTCGGAGGAGCCGAGCAGCTTCAGCGTCAGGGAGCCGGACACGGGACTCAGGCGGGCGCGTTCGTTCAGGTTGTCGTCCAGTAATACGGGGGCACGGATCAAAAAACCAGCTCCTTTCTGGAAATTCTGGAATTTAATGAATACTGAAGACTTAAAACTTAAAACTGAAAAATATTCTTGTCTTGAGGCGGCAACACGGCCGCGCACCTATTATTCATTCTTAAGTCTTCAGTCTTCAGTCTTCAGTTTTTACTTTTTACCCTCTTCCTCGCGCCAGTATGGTTACCGTGCACGCCGTGTCGGCGGTGAAGCTGACGGTCTGGCGGCCAGGCGTGAGCAGCAGGTCGTCGGCGCTCGCGGCGGTGCGGTGTGGGAGCATGGAGACGCCGGCGGCGGCGATCGCGAGGCTGTCCTGGAAATCACGGGAGAAGGCGAGCGCGGTATTCTGGGGGATACTGAGCCCGGTCAGGGCGACGGTCTGGCCGCCGGCGGTGACGGAGAAGCCGGTCAGCGTCCCGCCGGTGGGCGTGACGACGAGGTCCAGCGGCGTCTCCACGACGCCGGGGACAGGGAAATCCGTCTCCGCGCTGGTCCCGGTCAGGGTCTTGGCGATGGCGATCTTATCCTCCCAGTAGGGGACGGTGTAGGCCGTGAACTCGACGCGCAGCGCGGCGGCGTAGTTCCGGGCCTCGGTGAGCGCTGGCTCCGCGGTGCAGCGGACGCGCAGCCGCTGGTCCGGGCGGTAGGAGAGCTCCAGCCACTCGCCGCGGGACCAGCGCAGGATCTCCGACGCCCAGTGGGCGCGGGCGGCAAGGTCGAAGCGCTCCCGCAGCGCGAACTCGACCGCGACGCGGAGCGACTGGCGCTTCCTGGCCGCGAGGCGCTGGCCGTAGCGGCCCGGGCGGTCGGCCTCGGTCAGCTCCAGCGCGGGCGCGTCCTCGTGGACCTGCTGGATGAGGACGGGCGCGACGGAGGAGAGATCGACGCCGTCCAGGATGACGGAGATGTGGCGGGACATATGGTGCTCCTTTCAGTCGCTAATGAATAATGAAAACTGAAAACTTAAAACTGAAAAATATTCTTGTCTTGAGGCGGCAACACAGGTACCCACCTATTATTCATTTTTCAGTCTTCAGTCTTCAGTCTTCAGTTATTTATCGCCTCTTGGCGTTGAGGGTTGCGCCGAGTTTATCGTTGACGATGGGCGCGAGGACGGAGCCGACGGCGTTTCCGTCGAGGTCGAGGGTCACGTTCACAAGGCCCGGGTTCACGGGGCCGGCGGTACCGATGGGCAGCCCGCCATAGCCGGTGACGGGGCGCGGCGCTGTGGCGTAGGACATGCGCGAGAGCGCGGCGGAGACGGCGGCGGCCATATTGGCGGCGGCGGAGACCGCCTCGCCGGAGCGGGCGTCGATACCGTTGGCGACGCTGACGGCGATGTTCTCGCCGTAGGTCTTCGCGTTCGCGGCGGCGGCGGCGCTCTCCTGTTCGACGGCGGCGGTCAGCTCTTTCGTGGCGTTCTCGCCGGCGATGAAAAAGTCATCCGGGAGATCTTCGAGCTCCTGTTTGATAATTCCGGAGAAATCCATCCGGTCGAGGATCGCGTCGAGGGCCTCATCGGAGCCCTCGAATTCCTCCAGCAGCTTATCAAAGGCGGGCCAAGTCTCAGCGGCGTCCCAGCCGCCCTGTTTCCAGACGTCGAAAAAATCCTCCAGCGCCTGGCGGTCGTGGTCGGAGACGATGAAGCGTCCCTCGCGCATCCAGGCGGTGGCGGCCTCCGCCTCGCGGCCCGCGGCGGTCAGGTTCCCGAACTCATCCGTCAGCTGATCAAGGTCATCGGAGGCGGTCTTGGTATCCTTCATGAGCGTGTAGAGGAAGAGGCCCGCGCCGCCGGCGGCTTTCATCGCGCCGGAACCGAGGAGCCGGCCCGCGAGAGAGGCGGGGACGGAGACCTTCGCGGAGATGGGCGAGCCGCCCGCGGGCAGCGCGGGCTGGGAGGCGGCCCCGCCGTTCAGGAACTTCTGTACGAAGTCGGGACCGGTGGCTGGCGCGGCTCCGGCTGGAGTGCCGGCGGGCAGCTTAATGGACGTGGTGACGGACGGGAGCTTCAGGCCGGTGTTTGAGCCGGAGGTGAGCTTCGCCCGGGCGGCGGCGGCCTGGGCCTCGATGGCGGCCTGTTCCGCGATGGCGCGGGCCTCGGAGGCCCCGGCGGACTCCGCGTAGAGGCGGGCGGCCCCGCCCTCGATGGCGGCGCGTTCCGTGGCGGCCCCGGCGGCGGACTCGAGCGCGGCCTGGGCGGCGTTATTCGCGGCGGCAGACGCGGCGGAGGCGGCAGAGGACTCCGCCTCGATCAGGGCCCGCTGGCCCGCGGCCTCGCCGGCGGATGTGGCGGCCTTTCCGGCGTTTGTCTCCGCGATGGCCCGCTGGGCAGACGCGCCGGCGGCCTGGTCCGCGGCCCCGGCAGCCTGGGCCTCCGCTTTCGCGGCGTGGCCGGAGGCGGCGCTGGCCTGGTTGGCGGCGGCGGCCTGTTTTTCGGCGGCGTGGGCGGCGGAGGTCGAGGAGCCGGAGGCGCTGTTCGCGGCGTCGGCGGCGGACTTCGCGGCGTCGGACGCGGACTTCTGCGCGGCGGCGTCGGCGGCGGACTGGGCCGCGGACTTCGCGGCGGATTGCCCGAGGCCCTCGGCAGCGGCGGACTTCCCGCCGAAAACGGCTTTCAGCTTATCGAGGGGCAGCGCTTTCAGCAGCTGGGTGAAGGTGAGGACGCCGGAGGCGATCTTCAGGCCCGCGTAGGCGGCGGCGACGACGCCGACGCCCTTGGCGACGGCATCAGAGTTGTCTTTAATCCAGGTGACGGCGGCGGTGAAATTCTGGACAGCGCCTTTCGCCTTATCGACGATCGAGGCGAAAGTACCCTTGCCGTTATCCTCGCCCAGGAAGGAAGAGATCAGGCCGGAGAGCGCTTCGTTCAGGCCCGCGAGGGCGGCCTGGCCCTCCTCGGACGCGACGAATTCGTTGAGGGCGGTGACGGCTTTTTGCAGCGCGTCCGCGACCTGGGAGAAGGTCGGCGCGAGGGCGGCGAGGGTGTCCATCTTCAGTTTCTGGAAGCTGGCCTCCAGCCCCTGGACCTTATCATCGAAGCCGCCCAGGGCGGCGACGTTCTCATTCGATACGACGGCGACGGAGCGGCCCTCATCGGCGAGGTCCTTATAGGCTTTCGAGCCGCTGGTGATCAGCGGGTTCAGGCGACGCCAGTCATTGCCGAAAAGCTTCATGGCCTCCGAGGAGCGCTGGGTCTCGTCGCCGATGTTATGGAGATAGTCGACGGTATCCCAGAAGATGTCGGAGCCGGAGCGGGCCTGCTGGGTGGCCTGGTCCATGACGGCGATCCCGCGCTTGGCCATACTGGCCATGAACTCCGTCCGCGCCTCGCCGTCGGCGATCATCTTGGAGTCGATGTCGCGCCAGTTCTTCACGATGTCATCGACGGAGGTGTCGATGAAGCGGGAGGCGTAGACCCAGCTCTGGTAGGTCTCCGGATCGACGCCGATCTGGTTGGCGGCGGTGGCGACGTCATCGGCCCATTTCCCGGCGTCGACGCCCGCGTCCCAGATGGCTTTCGAGACCTTCGCGGCCATCTTCACCGTGTTCTCGATCGCGGAGGTGATCTTGTTGATGGACTCGATCGCGAGGGCGACGTCGATCTTGTGGCCGACCTTCTGGAGCTGGTCGTCGTAGGTCTTCGCGGCGTTCTCGCCCTCATTGAACTGGGCGGTCTCTTCGCCCAGCTCGGTGCCGACCTTGTCGAGGCGGGTCTCCATGTTATACAGCGATGTGCGGGCGTTGTTCAGCTTGGTCCGCCACTTCTGCATCTGCGTGGAGTTCTTGTCGACGCCGTTCTCGGTCAGGGACTTGACCGCGTCCTCAGCGGCCTTGACGGCTTTCCGCTGTTCCTCGATCTGGGCTTTCAGGATCCGCGCCTGCTCGGTGGCGTATTCCTGGGCGTCGCCGGTGGCCTCGAACTGGGCCTTGGCGAGCTTCTCCTCGGAATTCAAGACCTTGATCGCGGACGCGGCGTCCGTCATCGCCTTTTTATATTGCTGTTCCCCTTCGAGCTTAAAGCGGGTCTTGATCTCACGCGTGGGCATACGGGCTCCTTTCAGTCGCTAATGAATAATGAAAACTGAAAACTGAAGAATGAATAATAGGTGCGCGGCCGTGTTGCCGCCTCATGACAAGAATATTTTTCAGTTTTAAGTCTTAAGTCTTCAGTATTCATTTTTTCTTCTGTCTTCAGTCGAACATCGTTTCTTTTTTTCTCTTTATCCCGTGCTCCATGTCATCGTAGCGCAGGCGGTAGACATAGAGGTCACAGATGAGACCGGGCTTCAGGCGGCCGGTAGACAAAAAGTCGACGCCGGCGGTCAGGGCGTAGTGGGTCAGGAGGCGGTGGGTGAGGCGTCCGTCGTTCCTTTTTTTTTGATCTCCTCAAGGACAACGTCCTTTTCGCCCTCCTCCTCGTCGGACTCTGTCTCCATCCGCAGGCCGTCGGCGAGGGCGTTGAGGACCGCCACCTGGACCTCGGAGAGCTTCCGCGGGGACGGGGAGAGGTGAGCGCCGATCCAGGCGCGGGAGACGTCGAAGGGACGGCCCGCGAGCAGCTCGCCCTGCTGGGCCATGGCAAAAACAAGGTCGCCCAGCCCGCGCGGCTTATGGGCCATCTCGGCGACTTTGGAAAGGTCGAAGTTGGGGTCCAGATCCTCGAGCGCGGCCAGGGCGTCGAGGGTGAACGCGAGGTCAAAGGTGCGGCCAGCTATTTTTACGGTGTTCATGATGTCCTCCATGAAATTGATATGGTTCGACCCGGGGCGCTGCAAGAGTGATATGGTTCGACCCAGGTGGCCTCCCTAACGGAATAACAATGCGTTGTGTCACAGAACGGGTCCTTCGCTCGCCTATCCGGCGGCTCAGGATGACATCCTGTGGCGGATTGGACGCGATATCAGTTATGAGCGCAAGGTAGCAAGTTGAAAAATTGCAATAAAACGCAAAAAACACACACAGCGAGGATGGAGCCTCGCCGTGTGTGGTGGGTGTTTGGGTTAGCCGATGTGGGCCTTGGAGCTGTCGGTCAGCCAGGCATAAGCGGCGGCCTCGGTGGTGAAGAACTTGAAGATCCGGAAGACCTTGGAGTTGTTGGGACCGTCCACGCCGAAGACGGTGCCGGTGATCGAGGGCGTCTGCCATTCGATCGACTCGTTCTTCGTGGCGGCGTTCTCCGCGGTCTCGGAGAACTGGACTTTCGGATACCAGAGCGCTTGGAAATTGGTCACGCCTGCCCTGCGGCGGACGCGGATATAGCCGACGCCGACATAGGGCGCGGAGGCGTCCGTGTCCAGGTACTGCTGCGTGGCGTTCTCGCCCTGAGACACGAGGCCAAGCAGCTGGGTGCGGACCGTCTCGTCGATATCGTCGACGCCGAGCTCCAGGCTCATCGAGGTGATGCCGTTATCGTTTTCCGCGATGGCGTCATCCGCGAAGAGCGGGTTGTCGGAGCGGTTGATGGTGAGGTTGCCTGCGATCGCCTTTCCGACGACGAAACCGGTGGAATAGGTCGGCATATCGCCGCTGGGCTCGGTGGCGACCGGCGCGGCGACGACCTTACGCATACCAATAAATGCCATAGTGATCTCCTTTCGGTAGGTCAGTTACTTAGTTACTTTCGTGACGCCATCGCCGGACTTGTCGGTGGCGATGGTCGGGATCTTCCCGGTCTCGAGGTAGTCGGACCAGATCTGTTCGAGGCGGGACTGGACGCGCGGCTCGGCCTTATCATCGGCGTCGTCCACCCAGTAGCTGGCGGGGATGCGGCGGGTCCCATAGTGGAGAATGAACGCCTTTTCCGCGTTCCGGACGCCCTTATGGTCCTTACCGAGCGGGTAGACGTCCTTCGCTACGATGTCATTCATGTCGATGAAGGGGCCGGAGCCGATGGCCGCGATCATGTCGC